GGTTTTCTACCTCACCACCTTCGTTCTCTAAGTCCTCTAGGTACTCACGAGGAACTAACCCGTAGTAGCGAAGGACTCGTACCTTATCTTCTTGGTAAAGTGTGTCCAGTTGATTTGGGATGAGATCAGCATCGCTAAACTCAGGGCCAATATTAACTTTTCTGTAGATCCCATCTTCGATGCCTTTAACTACTTTAAAGAGGCTGGTGTACTCCTCAACTGCTACCCCAAGGCTATCGTCCACAGTCTCAGAGTTAGGATCCCATATAAAGTTACGTGGGTGTACCGACTTGACAGGGACAGACACACGCTCTGCTTCTACCACTCCAATGGCAGCACCCATACCGTTGGGCATAGGCTGCATAGCAGGCTGCAACTCCATAGTAGACTTGATCTGAATCTCAGCTACGCCAAGGCCAAAGACTTCAGCGTTACGGTTAACCTCTGCCCAGACCTTATCTACCTTGTCTTTCTTCAGGTCATCGTGAAGCTGGGTCTTTACCATCTCGATGTCCATCTCTTCTTGGTCAACAGCGTCATCCTCTAGCTCAAAGAACTCACCACGCCCTGTGGTAGCCTCAATAATCTCTGAGGTCTTGTTTTCTACCGCCTGACGGATAGCTGGAGACACGAGCCTACTGCGCTCTGAGTCACGAGTCTTATCTTCATCAGACCATACGCCGTAGTAGAGGCGCTCGTACTCGTCCCACTTAGCCTGATAGTTATTGTCTCGATGTTCTTTCCACCGATCACAATGATCAATAATAAAAGCTACTAGGTCTTTATCTGATTCAGATACTGGATCTTCTTGAAAGTCAGCCATGTTTAGTCCTTAGTGGTGTCACCGAAAGGGTCTGTTTCTTCTAGTTCTTCGTATTCGACTTCTATTTCCTTAGTCATAGGCTTAAAGATTTGAGCGTCTTTGAGACCCTCTCCCTTAGCAGCAGTGATAATCTTCATCATGCAGTATGGGGACATAGCATCTAACTCTTCCTTGATAGCCTCAAATACGCCTTCATTAGTGATCAGAGAGTCCCAGTTTAGGGGAACCATCTCTTCTTCGTTCATCATTTCGTAATCCATGTTAGCTCCTAGTATCCTGATACTGTGTCTAAGGGTTCGTACTCATCATCTTCCATCATGTCAGTAAACTCTGTGATGCCAATCTGATCGATATAAGCCAAGGCATCAATCAGGTCATCGTGTACTGCGCTGTTAGGGAAGTTTAGGAGTTGGTCTACGAACTGCTTAGTCCACTCGCCCCTAACTAGCTTAATCCTTCCATGTTCGAAGCGACCCTGTAAAGCCCATACTATGCGGTCCGTCTTCTTCTTGTTGCCATGTGTCAGTTCTGTCACTGAGATGAAAAACGACTTCCTCTTCATCAAGTCTTGTAGGTATGGGAGTACGGCGTTCTTGGCCATTCCCCGCTCTATACCTACTAGCCGCACATCGTAACTTCTTGCTGTTTCTAATATCTTGTTTGCGGTTTCTTTGATATCCCATCGTCCGAACACTATAGTATCTACAAACCATCCGTCTAAACAAACCTTGACCACAGCTATAGCGGTTTCGTCTAGATGCTTCTTTTTGTTACTGGCCTGCTTGCTTACATCCTCAAAACCAGCCAAGTCCACAGCAATATAGTACTGCCCATCGTCAGGAACATCATCACTGTCAACAAAGTGTACCCACTCATCTTTGAAGAGTTCTGAGGAGGCGGCTTCGAAACTAGCAAGGTATTCCTGTCTAAAACTGAAGGAAGACATCGACTTCTTTGCAGCCTCAATCTCTTTAGGATCGAGAAGAGGGTTATCAAAAGAAGTAAAGTGAAACGAGGACCAATCTTCATCTTCATCCTTCTGAGCCATCTGGTACAACTCGTAGAAGTGATTCCTGCCCTTTGGGGTTCCAATGAACAGTGCTCCACCCTTTACATCTGACAGTGCTGGTCTAAGAATCTGCTCGAAGACCTGTGGCTTCATGTCTGCGTACTCGTCAACTACAACGTAAGCAAGACCAACACCACGCATAGTATCAGGACGATCAGATCCTTTAAGGTAAATCTTTCGATCATTGACTAAAGTTATTACCGCCGTATTCTCGTGTACAGTTTTGATAACTTCGTGTCCAAGCTCCTTAAGAACCGTCCACATAATGTCTTTAGCTTGCTGAAAAGTTGGGGCAACATAGAAGACATCCTTCTCTTTAGATTTTAAAGCCTCAATGATGAGGGTCCAAGCAGCAAGCCTTGACTTACCAAACCGTCTACCTGCAGCTACTACCTTAAACCGATGCTCGTCATTAAATACTTCAGTCTGCTTTGGGTGTAGTTCGACTCTAAGGTTTGCCATCGGAATCCTCTAAGTCCACTACTTCATAGTCAATCTGTTCAGTTTCTCTAGCAGCTATCTGGGGTGTACCAGTGGTAACAATCTGTACCTGAATAGCACCAGACCTGCCCTGTCCCTGCTTCTCAAAGTGACTTAAGGGTAATAGCCTATCGATACACATCTTAAGACAGGCCACCTGATCCTTATCACCATCGTCCATCGCCTTACGAAGGACAGTCTCAATTACTTTCTCGCCACTGGTTGACAGTAAACGAGCATAGAATTCTTTTATCCTAGCGGCCTCTCCGGGAGGTCTTCCTACTACATTTCTATTCTTCTTGGCTTCTATGTCTGCCTTACGGGGTCTGCCACGCTTTCTAGGGGGCAACTTCGTTTCAGACAGAGGTTCAGTGTTTGACACTAAATTCTCCTCTATATAGTTCTACATCGTTTGTTTTAGTATGTAGTAGTATATGGCTTAGTTAATTACTAGTTATTACTAGTTACCTAACAAGTAATATTATTATTATGATTATAATTAGATAACTAGTTATTACTAGTAACTGTTTAAGCGATTCACTGCTCAGATCTACATAGTCTATTTGTTATTGCTTTTTACTATAACACCTATTATAGCATATTTTTAGAGATTTGTCAAGTCTTTTCTACTGTTCTGTCCCTTATTAGGGCTTGGAGAGCACTGGTTAGCCTGTCCTTTTTCATTAAGATCTGCAGGGGTGGACTGCACAGATGTAAGTTATTGATTTATAAGGACTTTTCTATAGTGGTAATCCAGCCCTATTTCGTACTATTTAGATAGGTTTCTTGACTATTTAATTCCTATTTTGGCTTCTCTTGTGTACTGTAGGGTTCTGATAATATAATAACTCTATACCACCCCCTCCCCCGGTATATTCATCTATGCAGATAAAGGAATAGTGTTGTATTTACGCAACAGTTACTGCTTAGTTGGTACAGGTTGGACAAGTGAGAGACTATAATGCACCATTACAGTGCACTCCAGCCATTGACTAGGGATTGACTAGGCTATGCCCAATACCTTACTAGATTAGTCAAGATAAGGGTTTTCCCTAGTAACTTTTGCTTGAACCTAACCGTTTATTAGGTACACTAACACTTGTATTAATTAACTAATCAAAGGAACCTAAAATGCTAGATATGGCACAAGCAGATCAAACATTAAGAGCAAGGACAAACAAAGCATCGTCTTACGATTGGACAATGGTGAAGCCTGCGGATAATATTCAACGGGGCGAATTGTGCGTCATGAGACAATCAAGCGGAAGCCCTGAGATACTTAAGATTGAACCGCAATGGGCTTATAAAGAATGGGCAGGCTGTTTTTCTGCTATCTAATCACTAACTAACAAAGGAATCTAAAATGTTAAAACTCTCGAAGACTTCAAAATTAGACGGTATTCTGTCATGGTCACTTCAGGCCCTCGATACTTGTCCCGGTTCTATCGGTGACAATGGTGAGTTAGTAGCGGCCTGTTCAGGCTGTTACGCCACTACAGGCAATTACAGGTTCTCGAATGTAAAAGCACCACGATTGGAGAATCAGGAAGATTGGAAAAGTGACGATTGGGAGGAAAGAATGATCAATGCCCTAGAGTCTCAACGCTATTTTCGGTGGTTTGACTCGGGCGATATGTATTCGATCAAGTTAGCGGAAAAGATTTTCTCAGTCATGCAACAGACACCATGGGTAAAGCATTGGCTACCTACTCGCATGGTAAAGTTTGAGAAGTTTAAGGGCATTGTCTCTAAAATGCAACAACTGCCTAATGTCATGGTTCGATTCTCTTCCGATAGCGTCACGGGTGAATATACTTCCGAGCATGGTTCTGTAATCGTGCCCGAACCTAGTCAGGCTAAGGGGTTTTTATGTAGGGCTTATGAGCACGAAGGCCGTTGCAACGGATGCAGGGCTTGCTATTCTAAAGATGTTCCGTTAGTATCTTATCCGGCGCATGGTAAGAAAATGGCGAAGGTTATCAAAATTTTACAAGTGAAGGGAGTTTGAGATGACTATGTGGGACTATGCTAGTCTGTCTTTTTTGCTGTTAGGTATTGCTGGGGTTATCATGATTTTTAAACCGTGGGATTTAGACTAAGGGGATTAGAATGAAGACATTTCAAATATTTAGAACAGTAAGCCAAGAATTTTTTATTGAGGCAGAATCAGAGGCAGACGCAATCGGAAAGATTGACAAAGGCTATGCAAAGCCCGATGAAGAGATTGAATTATCTTTAACTGTAGCCGATGAACACAACGGCAAAGACTGGGTATTAGAACCTACTAAGGAGAATTAAAAAATGAAAGTTTACATAGACTTAAAAGCAATTCGTGGGACTATCAAGGGTGAATCCCGTGATTGTGGAGTGACCAGTCTCTCAATAGCAGGCGGGGTATCTTATCGTGAAGCATGGGAATTGCTATTCAATTGGGGCAGGGATAAGGGCGAAGGGGTTAGCCCTGCTCAATTAGAGATGGCCGCAAAGGGCATTAATCGGGCCTCTAAGCGGTTTTCTGCTATGAGTAAGGTCACCTTAGCCCAATTCATTAAAACCCATTCTAGAGGCCGTTTTATCGTTTATACACGCAATCATGCTATGGCTGTGGTGGATGGTAGGCTATACGATTGTAATATGACTAGGGGACAGACTAAGATTGAGGGATTCATAACGCTATGATTGACAATCTGAAAGCATTGGTGGTATTGTTTCTTTTCTTTTTTCTAATAGGGGTTATGTCATGATTAAGACTAGGGTGGTGATTGTGTTGGAATTTGATAACATGGATTGTGAATCCGAAGACGGTTCCTTTATGGTTCAGGATATAACCGAGGATTGTCGCATGATTCGACATGACTATGACGCATCAAGGGTATTCGTTAAAGAGGCTTATAATGTAATCGAAGAGGAGCAGACGGTATGAAGAACATTGATCTACACGCTAGCGAGTTAGTCATGGAGTTAGAGGGGCTTGGTCATTACGGACTAGGGTACTTTGCAGGTGTACTAGTAGAACGTAGGCGTACACTTGCTGAGGAGTTAGTGATTGCAATAGAACTTAACAAGGAAGGGTTAGACTATGATGAATGAATATAATTACGATGACTGGAACGATGCGGATCAGAGCACGATAGACTATAGTGCAATCGAGCAGTCAGAGGAGCGGATCTCAGAGTTAGAGCAGACTATCAAGGACATGGAGACAGACGAATTATATATCCTCTACCATATGATGAATGCTCGAAAGAAGGGCACTCTTGAGGCTGTGTTCAAGGACTTGGACTTCTTGATAGGGCTACACAGTAAGGCATTAATCGAGAAGGCTAAGAACTATAAGCCTCAGGAGTTCTAATGGCTACATGGTTGATTTTGATCGTAATGGTCATATATGGACTCATAGGGACTAGATATGTCCTTATGGGAAATACCCCGATGGCGATAGTGTGGTATGGTTATTGTGCCTCAAACTTGGGCTTGGCTTGGGTGGCGTGGAAGGATGGGGCATGATTAACTTCCTGCTTTTGATGCTATTTTCTATTATCTTCGGCCTACTTCGGTCATATTGGGAGGACAAATAAATGGTAAAAGTTTCAGGTGTACCGTATGAGGTGGAACTGCCGGACATGGTGTCGGAACTGGAGCGTGAGAACTTTATGCTCAGGGCTAGGACTGAACGATTGGAGGAGGAACTTAGGAACAGTGACGAGTTGTTAGCCAAGTTAAACATTGAACTGATCAACGAGAGGAAGAATAATGCCTCTAGGAAGCCTTAAAACGCCCTGTACGGGCTTCTGTGAGGTAGCGAAGGGGTGGGGTATATGCTACGGGTGCGGAAGGCGTATAGACGAGATTATGGGATGGGCGGATATGACTGATCAGGGCAGGGAAGCGGTCATGGTAGAAATTAGGGACAGACTAAACAAACTTTATGGAGATGACGGAAAATGAAATGCTTAAGTTGCGATAAAAACCTTACAGACTTTGAGTCTACTCGGAAGTATGCCTCGACAGGTGGGTTCGTAGACCTGTGTAACTACTGCTTCGGTAGTGTGTCTGATCAGATTAATACTACTGTTAGGTCTGACCTAGCGCATGAGGAGGACACCGAAGGTGAAAATGATTCTTACTTGGACTTCGATATTGACAAGGAGTATTAAGTATGATAAAATCACTATTCAGTACTATTAAGAATCTAATAAGTATTTACTATTTATTACTAAGAAGATAATTATTATTAATATTATATTTAATAAACTAATTAACTATTAAGGAACTCTTTAGTATGAATGACGATGAACAACGATTTATTGCTGAGATGCAAGAGGAAGCACACTACTGGTTCACTGTGTCTGCTATGGCTCGGCTGTCCTTAGATCAGGGTGTTGCAAAGGTGATGGCTGATGTGATAAAATGTATGCACAAGGAAAAACAGAAAGGAGTAACTTGTGGCTGAACAGTTAAAGGCACACCAGCCCTGTCCTGATTGTGGCAGTAGTGATGCGCTGACCTATTACTCGTGGGGCAGTAGGTGTTTCAGTTGTGGACAGGCAAGGTTTAACAACAAGGCAGAACCACCAGTACAGAAACTAACTAAGGTGAATACTAAAGTGACTAATATCCATGATCTGTCATATGAGCAGGTTATAGACCGTAACTTAACTAGGTCTACCTGTCAAACCTATGGCATCGGTAACAAGGATGGCTACTACTATTTCCCGTACTACAACGAGGAAGAGACACTGGTGGCTTTCAAGCGCAGGAACATGGAGGACAAGCGGTTCAGCATCGAGGGTGACTGGAACAAGGGTGGTCTGTTCGGTCAGCAATTATTTTCTAAGGGAGGCAAGTATGTCACGATTACGGAAGGTGAGTTCGATGCTGCAGCAGCGTATCAGATGCTGGGTTCTAAGTACCCTGTGGTTTCTGTTAGGAATGGCGCGGGCAATGCAGTCCAAGACGTTAAAGCGAATTACGAATGGCTCGACTCCTTCGAGAACATCGTCATTTGTTTTGATAACGATGATGCGGGCAGAGGATCGGCTAATGCAGTGGCTGAAGTACTTGGAACTAAAGCCAAGATATTTAAAGGACGCTCAGGTCTTAAAGACTCCTGCGAGTACGCCCAAGAGAACAAGGAA